ATATAGTTAATCGGGGGATTTGGTTTGGTGTACCATTTCCCCTTTGTTTTTTTGGAGATGTTGCGTATATTTATTATTGGTGGCGGGGTTTCATCTTTTTTATTATTATACATTAGTGCCATACTGTTAATTTCATAATCCCGCCACCTTCATTTTATGAAGAAAACTATCTACAATATAATAGAAAACTTATTATACTTTGGGATTTTAGGTTTCGGATTTACCATCTTATTTTTTGGGTTCAGTTTCTTGTATAGTCTGTTCGCATAAAAAAAGGGGTTTCCCCCTTTCTTTACTTTTTTTCCTCTTTGAGTAGTTTAATCATAATTCCTTCTAAACTATCTCCTACTGTGTGTCCACCATCTCCTTTCAAATTGTGTCGTAGTTGTTCAATTTCATAGGCTAAGTCTTTGATTGCCTCTACGATTTGGTTTACTTGTTCTTGTGACATACTGTTTGTGTTCAGATTTTATCCTGTCCCCGAGTTTAAGTTTAACTTTGTTCCACAAAGTTAAAAGGTATTTTCCAATCTACCAAATAAATTTATTAATATTTTTTTTTTAAAATGTGGAAAACTTTTTTTGGATTTTGTTTGGCCGTTCCAAAATGTCGCCGTACCTTTGTGGGGTAATCAAACAAAAACAGTTATGGCAAGTATTTTTAACGACCTAAACAAATTGGTCAACACAGTTCAAAAGGTTGATAAGTTATTATCGGAAAAACCTAAACGTACAAGGATTAACTTACACAACATCAAACTTACCGCAGAAGAACTTAGGTTCCTTCGTCATATGGTAACTTACTACGGTGAGGAATGTTACAATATGGATGATGTGGATAATAAGTTATACACAAGAATTACAAAAAAATTACAGTAAAAATTTGGTGGGGATAAAAATTCTTCCTACCTTTGTATCTCACATTTAAAAAAACAGTTATGAAAAAGTTTCAATTATTACAACAACCTATCAACAAACAAACAGGTTGGACCAAAGGTGGCGATTGTATTGTCAACGCTATGGCGAATGATTTAGATGGTGGATTGGATTATCAATTCGGTAATATTTTTGTCTTTGACAAATCAATCAATTCATTTGAACCATTCTATTCGTTCCACGTATGGAACACTAATGAAGATGGTACAATCATCTATGACAATTTACACAACCTTAAGAACCACACAGACGAATTAGGTTTCATTTGTCCTCAACCATCTGATTGGAAAATCTTAGTTATTGATGGTACTAACGAACACCATTTAGGTAGTGCTGACAAAACCTATTATAATATGGTTAAACGTTTTGATAAGTTATACAAAGGTAAGTATGACGCTGTTTATGTAATTGGTCTTGGTTACAAAAACGATAGACGTACAAGAATGTATTGGGAAGATGTTGAGGAGGTTATGGATGAGTTAGAAAGAAACCCAAACAAGATTGAATTAATGAAAGAACAACAAGACAAATTTGTTGGTACACCTGTTGAATATTTTGATTTTGTTGCTAAGAAAGAAGAACAGGACCGTAACGATAGAATGTCTCAACTACAAAAACAATTTCCTAACGCGATGATTTATATCGCATAAGTATAAAGAATGTTCCGTGTATTTTTAATTTTTATTTTGAAATTTGTTGGTAGTTAATTCATAACTGTCTATCAACAATTAAGGGTCCCGTAATGGGACCCTTTTTCATTTGTAAGAGATACATTTAATTGTTTGTCAGTTCTTTGAAAATAAATACCACATCAACTACAAGTGCAGTTATTACCCACACTAAACAACAATAAACGTAAAACTCAAATATCTTCGTTTTAAGACTACTTCTCATCCCATTTGGAGTAACAGATGGCTGACGCCTGTTCCTGTCCGTACTCGTCAATTATGGACGAAATACAACGACTTAAGAACTTATCCTGTTCCTCATCTGTATCGGGTGAAGGGATTGGAAAACCTTCCTTAACTTTTGCTTGTTCTTCTTTAACGATGGGAACACAATTTGGTGTTCCATCATCCTTTAATCCGATTGGTTCATAACCTTCCCAACAAGGGTTAGGTTCAATATCCATTTCTTTTGGTTTGTTAATCTTCTGAGTTTCTAATCTTATACGTATAAGATTTTCTATATTATATCCCATATAATTTTATTTTAAACTTAATTGATATTTGGTGTTGTATAACAACTCCATTATTTCATCTATTTGATTTTGTATCCAACTCTCACTACCAACGCCACTTCTTTCAAGTGCTACATATTCACACAAACCTTTGAAGTAAGTCATAGACTGACCTTCTGCCCAATCCACTAATGGTTTGGTTGTGTAACCACCGATACGTGGACCATAACCTTGTATTGACTCTACAAGACCATCAATCTTTTCTACAATACCTTCGTAGTAAAATTGTAACGCCTTGTGTTCTGAGAAAGAAGGTGTTTGATTATGCCACACTTGTGCTTGTGTTCTTGACTGATGTAGTACTGATACAAATTCCGATACTGTCGCCATATTATTTATTAATTAATTTTCTATACTTATTTAGAGGTAACTCCTCGTTAGTTAAAAATACTGATGAATAGTTGTGATGTATCCAATTCGTTAATTCATTTTGATTAATCTTATACTTCTTATCTAAATTCATTCCGTCCGCCAATAATCTTTCAAAGTAGTTTGCTTTGTAACCAAGATTTAATTCTTCTTCAGTAGGTGGTGGTAAAACGTAATCTATATTCATATCTATAATCCCTTATATTTTTTTAATCTTTTATTTTCTGACATTAAATCCTCAACCCTTTTTTCAAGGTCTTGAACTTTAATATTTAATTCGTGTATTTCTTGTTTCAAATCATCAATAATATTCTTGTATAATCCAATTGATAATTCAAGGTTACGAAGAACCTGGTTGTCTGTTTCAGCGTTTGCTTTACGTTTACCAACAAAGTAACCAATTAACGTGGTTACAACTGTCATTATAATTTGTTCTATCATATTCATATTAATAACAATCTTTACACGGAGGATTTTCGTGTTCTAACTCTGAGTATGTTCTTATTCCTTTCTTCTCTAAATCTTGCATACTATAACCTTTACGTGAAGTATGTGCTAAGAATATACCGTTATTGTATTTCTGACTACGGTCTGGAATCATACCATCAATAGTAGACTGTGTAACATAATCAGGGAACTTGTTTTGACCACGACCAATCAATAGATAATCTTGAAGACGTGTCATATAAAAGTCCGCACGTTGTTTCTGAATAGTACGAAGATACTTCATAGTTTCAAAGTCAACAGATGTTGCGTTCTCCATAGTACCTTCAACAATACCTCTGTTCATCGTTCTGTAATGAATGTGTGGAATTGCTTGGAAGTAACTTTGTTGGATGAGGAACGGTTGTATATATTCGTTCACCAATATTGTTTCATCAGCATTAAATGTATTACCCGTTGCGTTTACTTGTGAAAGTAAGTGATTGTAAAATTTAGTACCTAAAATTGTCTGTAAATCTATTTGTTGACATATCTGTACCTCACTTTTTAAAACGTCCATATCAACATTCTTATTGATATTTGTGAACGCTTTTAATTTTGTTTCTGATATTAATAAAACTCCCATATTATAATGTTTCTGTTTCTTCTTCTCCTAACCACGCGTTGCACTGTTCTTCGGTTAAACCATAACCACTCATTAACATCTGCATCGCCTGTCCTCTTGTTATTTTTTCTTTGTTATACTCTCTAACAATTCTCATTAGATTTTGATATTCTCTACCTTTCAATCCTTTGATATTTTCGTTGATTGACATTTCCTCATTGTCACCAACTTGTACTGGTGTAACAGGTTTATCATCAACGATAGGATTTTCTCTAACATCTCCTGTTAAGAATAATGATAAAGGTTTAACTTCAAACGTAGTAGGTTTATCAAACTTCAAAGAAACTAGTTTACTGAACACAGGAAGAATTTCGTTTTGATATGGTTGAATTACCATCTTACGGAAATATTCTGAATGTTCAACAATCTCAGTTCCACCACCTAACTTACCCGCTGTTGCAATACCAAATAACTCAGCACTAGATACTCTATGTGCGGATAGTATTGAACGCGTAATATCATCATTAAGACTTTGGTAATAGTTGTCATTATCGTTACGAGGGATTTGTGTAATTACAGGTGCAAGTTCAGCACTCTCGTTGAATGAGATAATTGCTTGACCTGCGTTGTCTGTTCCACCATACTGACTTTCCAAAGCACGAACCAAAGTTCTTTGTTCTTCTTCGCCAGGTATGCCGTTATTATAATTAATCCATAATGAAGGAACCATACCCTTACGTAGATTATTCATATGGAAATTCTTAGCTTCAATATCAATCTCAATTGCACGTTGACCAGCAGACCAGTCAGGAATTGGATAGTATGTTAAGTTTGGTTGGTAACACTTGAAGTAATAGATTTGTGAACCTGCACCTTTT